GGGGACGGTCAAATATCGATCGCCACCAGGGCATTCCCATGGAGGCGCTGCTCAAGAGAGGACGGCGGCGGCCTTATCGATGGTCGAATTCGTGGAAGCGCAGGGCTATAGGCCATATGTGGTATCAACTTCGGGCCGGGACGCACGTTACGACGGCGTTCACGGTTACCACATGGCCAAGGACGTGCAGCACCCTGCGCGCTGCGACCCGATCCTGCCATATCACATGATAATGATGGTAGACGTGGATTACTACGTCAGCGTCAAGGCCTTCTTGAAGAAAGGCAACCCCGTCATAATGTACACGTTCGTGCCTGATCGTGTAGCTGGCCAAATAAGAGACGGGGCTTTCACCATCGAAGGAGATCGAGTGAAGTATCGTGTGAATGGAGGAGGGAGATACGACCATGAGCTGTGGGAATACGGGACCGATTGGTTGCGCGTGGATTACCTGACAGGCAGTTGGGTATGCTCGGTTGAGCAGAAAGAAGTGGGGGACCAGCACCGGATAATATTCATCAATCCGGTGAGGTGGATCTGGTCCCCACTCGCGCGCTTACTGAACGGAGATGTTCTCAGGCGGCGGCGGTTCGAGACGAATGGGGTGAACCGTCTGGATCGCATTGATGCGACGGGGAGAATCCGAGTTTCACTCGGAATGCCAGGTGAGTATGTGAGCGTGGAGGAGGACATGGAAATGTTCAATGCGGCTTCAATAAGGGTCGCGTCGTCCAAGACACCGGACATCCACTCAGTCGAGACATATCTTCGGCTGATGGAAGACAAGGACGACAAGGATGGGCAAGCGCGAGCTTGCATGAAAGCCCCTCTCCTCTACAAGCTCCTCATGCGGCAGCCCGCGGCTATGACCACACTATCGATAGCCGGCGGGAAACCAGCGTCGTATCAGTGTCACGGTCCAGTGACGGAAGGGTTCAGTCCCAGTGATGATGGGAAAGAACTCGGGAGGCAAGTTGCGCCACCACTGGCTAAGAACCCAGCGGTGGTCCCCCAGCTATCGCGGAACAACGACACCCAGTG